ATTCTGGCGAATCCTCTGACCAACCAGAAAACGATCTTCCTGTGGTGAAACCGGATGCTGCAATTCAGAGCGGCAGCAAGTGGGGAACAGCAGAAGACCTGACCGCCGCAGAGTGGATGTTTGACATGGTGAAGACCATCGCGCCATCAGCCAGAAAACCGAATTTTGCAGGGTGGGCTAACGATATCCGCCTGATGCGTGAACGTGACGGACGTAACCACCGCGACATGTGTGTGCTGTTCCGCTGGGCATGCCAGGACAACTTCTGGTCCGGTAACGTGCTAAGTCCGGCCAAACTCCGCGACAAGTGGACCCAGCTCGAAATCAACCGTAACAAGCAACAGGCAGGCATGATAGCCAGCAAACCAAAACTCGACCTGACAAACACTGACTGGATTTACGGGGTGGATTTATGAAAAACATCGCCGCACAGATGGTTAACTTTGACCGTGAGCAGATGCGTCGGATCGCCAACAACATGCCGGAACAGTACGACGAAAAGCCGCAGGTACAGCAGGTAGCGCAGATCATCAACGGTGTGTTCAGCCAGTTACTGGCAACTTTCCCGGCGAGTCTGGCTAACCGTGACCAGAACGAACTGAACGAAATCCGCCGCCAGTGGGTTCTGGCTTTCCGGGAAAACGGGATCACCACAATGGAACAGGTTAACGCAGGAATGCGCGTAGCCCGTCGGCAGAATCGACCATTTCTGCCATCACCCGGGCAGTTTGTTGCATGGTGCCGGGAAGAAGCATCCGTTATCGCCGGACTGCCAAACGTCAGCGAGCTGGTTGATATGGTTTACGAGTATTGCCGGAAGCGTGGCCTGTATCCGGATGCAGAGTCTTATCCGTGGAAATCGAACGCGCATTACTGGTTGGTTACCAACTTGTACCAGAACATGCGGGCCAATGCGCTGACTGACGCGGAATTACGGCGCAAGGCTGCCGATGAACTGACCTGTATGACAGCGCGAATTAACCGTGGTGAGACGATACCTGAACCAGTAAAACAACTTCCTGTTATGGGCGGTAGACCTCTAAATCGTGCACAGGCTCTGGCGAAGATCGCAGAAATTAAAGCTAAGTTCGGACTGAAAGGAGCAAGTGTATGACGGGCAAAGAGGCAATTATTCATTACCTGGGGACGCATAAGAGCTTCTGTGCACAGGACGTTGCCGCGGTAACAGGTGCAACCGTAACCAGCATAAATCAGGCTGCGGCTAAAATGGCGCGGGCAGGAATCCTGGTCGTTGATGGTAAGGTCTGGCGAACGGTGTATTACCGGTTCGCTACCAGAGAAGAACGGGAAGGAAAGGTGAGCACGAATCTGATTTTTAAGGAGTGTCGCCAGAGTGCCGCGATGAAACGGGTATTGAGGGTATATAAAAGAACATCAATGGGTACACAATGATGAAACAGGTGAGTTGAGTTCAAACTGTAGTACAATTCTCTCCAGTTTGAACAGGAAAGAATATGTTATGAACCCTTATATTTATCTTGGTGGTGCAATACTTGCAGAGGTCATTGGTACAACCTTAATGAAGTTTTCAGAAGGTTTTACACGGTTATGGCCATCTGTTGGTACAATTATTTGTTATTGTGCATCATTCTGGTTATTAGCTCAGACGCTGGCTTATATTCCTACAGGGATTGCTTATGCTATCTGGTCAGGAGTCGGTATTGTCCTGATTAGCTTACTATCATGGGGGTTTTTCGGCCAACGGCTGGACCTGCCAGCCGTTATAGGCATGATGTTGATTTGTGCCGGTGTGTTGGTTATTAATTTATTGTCACGAAGCACACCACATTAAAAATAATTTCTTTTAAAAGACTGCAATATGGCGGTTCATATCTTTACATGGGCCGCTTTTGTTAATGTTTTTAGTTTTTGTGTATTCTTTTGTGCCTTCAAGATTATTGCGTAAGCAAATTGCAATACGATTATTGTTGTATATTCAAGATAGTGTGATCGTAATTGTCTTTTTAAATAAAAATTAAACAAAAATTATATCTCACCACTAAGGTTTATAAAAGCATAAGTTAGCAGGTGTCACCATGAAAAAAGCCATAGCATATATGCGATTTTCATCACCAGGTCAGATGTCTGGCGACTCATTAAACCGACAGAGAAGACTTATTGCTGAATGGTTAAAGGTAAATAGTGATTATTATCTTGATACCATAACATATGAAGATTTAGGATTAAGTGCATTCAAAGGAAAGCATGCACAATCAGGAGCTTTTTCGGAATTTTTAGATGCTATAGAGCATGGTTATATATTGCCAGGAACTACATTGTTAGTTGAAAGTCTGGACAGACTTTCAAGAGAAAAAGTCGGTGAAGCGATTGAACGTCTGAAATTGATTTTGAATCACGGTATTGATGTTATAACTCTTTGCGACAATACAGTCTATAATATTGACTCTTTGAATGAGCCATATTCATTAATAAAAGCCATACTTATAGCACAAAGGGCAAATGAAGAAAGCGAGATAAAGTCAAGTCGGGTTAAATTATCATGGAAGAAAAAACGGCAGGATGCACTGGAATCAGGTACGATTATGACGGCGTCTTGTCCGAGATGGCTCTCCTTAGATGACAAAAGAACGGCTTTTGTTCCAGACCCCGACAGGGTGAAAACTATTGAGCTAATTTTTAAACTCAGGATGGAAAGGCGCTCATTGAATGCAATAGCCAAGTATTTAAATGATCATGCTGTAAAGAATTTCTCAGGAAAAGAAAGTGCATGGGGGCCTTCTGTAATTGAAAAATTATTAGCGAATAAAGCTCTGATAGGTATATGCGTACCTTCATATCGTGCAAGAGGGAAAGGGATAAGTGAAATCGCTGGCTATTATCCCAGAGTCATATCAGATGATTTGTTTTACGCTGTACAGGAAATTCGGTTGGCACCTTTTGGTATTAGCAATAGTAGCAAGAATCCTATGCTAATAAATCTACTTCGAACAGTTATGAAGTGTGAGGCTTGTGGTAATACCATGATTGTTCATGCGGTATCTGGAAGTTTGCATGGCTATTATGTTTGTCCGATGAGAAGATTACATCGATGTGACAGGCCATCAATAAAGAGAGATTTGGTTGATTATAATATCATTAATGAATTGCTTTTTAATTGTAGCAAAATTCAACCAGTTGAAAACAAGAAAGATGCTAATGAAACTTTAGAGTTAAAAATTATTGAGCTTCAGATGAAAATTAATAATTTAATCGTTGCATTGTCTGTCGCGCCTGAAGTTACCGCTATAGCAGAGAAAATAAGACTATTAGATAAGGAATTACGAAGAGCTTTGGTATCATTGAAAACTTTGAAGAGTAAAGGTGTAAATTCATTCAGTGATTTTTATGCTATTGACTTAACCAGTAAAAATGGACGAGAGTTATGCCGTACACTTGCCTATAAAATATTCGAAAAAATCATAATTAATACGGATAATAAAACCTGTGATATCTATTTTATGAATGGCATTGTTTTTAAACACTATCCTTTAATGAAAGTAATATCCGCCCAGCAGGCGATAAGTGCTCTCAAATATATGGTTGATGGTGAGGTTTATTTTTGAGTAATAATCACTTTTTCAACCGTGCTATGGTATGAAAGTAAAGTAACTACTATGATATTAACTATCGAGCAAGAATATCCCCAGGCACTCAACAGGGCGCAGGTCAACGTGAATCGGTCATGACACGACACCGATTTTGCGGAATCAATGTTGCTTATGAATACAACATCCCGCTTAGTACATGTTCAACACATCAGCAAATTTTGAACTGGGTGTGGCACTTAACTGAAAAAACATGGATGACACAAAATGTTACTCGTCGCTTCATTGAAGTAGCTTGTGGATATCACAAGCTAGACTATCGCCAATGATATTCAATTTTTGATTTTTTAGTATCAACCTTCCATAATAATGTCACCGGAGCTTGAACAACTCCGGTGACTTCTGCGCATTTAAGGGGACTTAAATGCGACCACAATCTGAACTCCTTACCTTGTCACAGATGCAGAAATGCACCTGCGATGTCTTGCATCCAGCGTTTGATCTCTGCGGAGGTGAAGCGTGAACCTCCCACAAGATGGCATCAAATTACATCGCGGTAACTTCACCGCTGTCGGTCAGCAGATCCAGACTTATCTGGAAGACGGCAAATGCTTTCGCATGGTGCTTAAACCGTGGCGCGAGAGACGCAGTCTTTCCCAGAATGCACTCAGCCACATGTGGTACAGCGAAATCAGTGAATACCTCATCAGCAGGGGGAAATCGTTCGCTACTTCAGCATGGGTAAAAGATGCTCTCAAACACACATACCTCGGTTATGAAACCAAGGACCTGGTTGATGTCGTAACCGGCGAAATCACTACTATCCAGTCGTTACGCCATACCTCCGATCTTGGTACCGGAGAGATGTATGTCTTCCTGTGTAAGGTTGAAGCCTGGGCGATGAATATTGGCTGCCACCTGACTATTCCACAGAGCTGCGAGTTCCAGCTGCTGCGTGACAAGCAGGAGGCGTAATGGCTACACCGCTTATTCGTGTCATGAACGGACACATCTACAAAGTACCAAATCGTCGTAAGCGTAAACCTGAGCTGAAGCCATCCGAAATACCAACACTGCTCGGATATACCGCCAGCCTGGTTGATAAAAAATGGTTGCGACTGGCAGCAAGGAGGAATCATGGCTGATTTGAGAAAAGCAGCGCGTAGTCGGGAATGCCAAGTAAGAATCCCTGGCGTATGTAATGGCAACCCTGAAACGTCTGTACTGGCACATATCCGGCTGACTGGATTGTGCGGCACCGGTACCAAACCGCCAGACTTGATTGCCACCATTGCATGTTCTGCCTGCCACGACGAAATCGACCGCCGCACACATTTTGTCGATGCTGCATATGCAAAAGAATGCGCGCTGGAAGGTATGGCGAGAACACAGGTTATCTGGCTGAAAGAGGGGGTTATTAAGGCGTGAATACCTACAGCATCACATTACCCTGGCCTCCGAGCAATAATCGCTACTACCGGCATAATCGCGGGCGCACGCACATCAGCGCAGAAGGGCAGGCATACCGTGATAACGTCGCCCGAATCATCAAAGGCTCCATGCTGGATATCGGCCTGGCTATGCCAGTGAAAATCCGTATTGAGTGCCACATGCCGGATCGCCGTCGCCGTGACCTGGATAATCTGCAAAAAGCCGCTTTTGACGCACTCACCAAAGCAGGTTTCTGGCTGGATGATGCTCAGGTCGTTGATTACCGTGTTGTGAAGATGCCCGTTACCAAAGGTGGGAAGCTGGAGCTGACCATCACCGAACTGGGGAATGAATGATGTTTGAGTCTTATATGGCAGAACGTCTTCGCCACCGCTGGATGCGCCTGCGCTTATATCGTTTTCCTGGTTCTGTTTTGACCGATTACCGGATACTGAAGAATTACGCCAAAACACTGAAAGGAGCTGCCGCATGAATACCCAATATTTACAGTATGTCCGCGAGCAACTCATTGTGGCTACCGCTGATTTGAGCGGAGCAACGAAAGGACAGCTTGAAGCCTGGCTGGAGCATGCACAATTTGATACTGGTACATACAAACGAAAGAAGCCGCGCATTCTGGATGAGGTAACTGGCAGGATGATTACGCTGGATAATCCGCCGATTTCCGGTAAGCAGTCGTACGCAAAAGGTTCATCCATTGCACTGGTCAGCCAGGTTGAGTTCTCAACCTCGTCATGGCGCCGCGCGGTTCTGTCTCTCGAAGAACATCAGAAAGCGTGGTTGCTGTGGAGTTACAGCGAAAGCGTTCGCTGGGAACATCAGGTCACCATAACGCAGTGGGCATGGAGCGAGTTTAAGACTCTGTTGGGTACCAGGAAAATTGCAGGTAAGACACTGGAACGTTTGAAGAAGTTGATCTGGCTGGCGGCACAGGATGTGAAGAACGAGCTGGCAGGGCGTAAGACCTATGAATACCAGGAGCTGGCATCACTGGTGGGAGTGACATCAAAAAACTGGTCTGAGACATTTACTGAACGCTGGGTTGCAATGAAACACATTTTTCTACAGCTTGATAGCCAAGCTTTATT